CGGGGCGATACCCAGTTCCAACAACCCGTTCGTTCTTCCGTTCAACCCTGCGGGGTGGTGTGAGACGAGTGTGGGTGAGGCTTTGAATCTCACCAGTGCCACCGATGCGCTGAACGGGGTCGTTGTATATGACGAGGTCGCAGGCTAGTCGCTGGAGGGGGTCTGTGGATGCCAGCCAAGAAAAACTCTGTACGGATGCCCTTTCCGATCAAGGGTCTCAATGAAGGGGTGGCCTTTGAGGACCAGCCCAGCGGGACCACTGTGGACTGCCAGAATGTAAGACCCTTCCCCTCAGATAGCACTGAAGACGCTAGCCAGAACGCGAAGAACTCTGGGAGAGCTAGGGGAGGGCAGAGGCCCGGACTGGCTAAGTTTCTCTCTACCCAGTGGCCGGGAAACGGGAACCGACCCTCGATTCAGGACTTGCATCAACTCGTTTATTCTGAGTTCACAGCAAATACTGGAGAGGGTCATTCGCTAGTCCAGAACACTACTGGCACTGGTGGCTATGTTCTCATAGATAGCGACGGGAATCAGGTTGGAACTGGCGAGGCTGGCGAAACATTTCAAATGTCCGTCTGGGGAGAAGACGGGTTTGGGTATGTGGCGACCACCAACGGCAGTAGCAAGCTGATGGTTAGAAAGGTTAGCAAGACCAACACCAAGATGTGGGACTGGTCTGACGCCGGAAGTTACCCTGACATAACAATGTCGTCGACTACTGAGTGCGTTTGCGGGATGGGTGTGGCAGACAACACTCTGTTTATCTGGATAAGGAGCATAAACGGGACGACAGGAGAGGCTATATACAGGATTGATACTTCTGACGGGATCAATCGAGACACGAACCAGTGGCTATTGAGTGAGAACCAGACTTCAAACGCCTTCGAGAACTTTTATCCAAGCACAGGAAACACTGGAGATCAGCACAACCTGATGTCCATAAGCCGGGGCGTTATCGGGATGTTGTGCTTCAATAACGCTGGAGCGTCTGGAACTACTAGCAACATCACGGGTAACTTGACATATGATGAGAGCGACGGGGATGTCCAGACCGCGCTGAGGGCTTTGACCAACCTCTCCAGTGCAAACTGCACTTGTGCCGGTGGAGACTTGCCTACATCCATAACGGTCACGTTTTCAGGGAATAAGGCAAATCAGGACGTCCCCAAGCTGGTGGCGACTAACGTCGACCTAACTGCCATCAATGAAGTGCAGACCCTGACATCGAACGGTGGGGCTACTGGTGGAACGTTTACGATCAGTGTGACGCACGGAGGCAGCACGCAGACGACTGCCAATCTGGATTTTGATTGCGAGGACGGGGATGTCCAGACGGCTTTGCGAAATCTGTCCAACGTAGGGTCTAGCGACGTGAACTGTGCTGGTGGTGATCTTGATGACTCACCGATCACCTGCACGTTCGTCAACGGGATGGCTGGTACAGACATAACCCTGATGACTACCAACGGGACGAACCTGACTGGCGGAACCACCCCGAACATCCGTGTGTCACAGACAACTAAGGGCGGCGCTGCTTCAGTAACGGTTACGGAAACAACTCAGGGAAACGCTGACCAGAACGAAGTTCAGACAATTGATGTCACAGCGGCTGGCGGAAACTTCAAACTGGCATTCGATGGTGCTATTAGCCTTCAAGGATTGAGTGTTGAGTCTGGAAAGCAGTTGTTTTGCAGGGAATTGCATGCTTACGGTCCACGAACAGGGGGAGCAAACCTTGATGCTGCGAATCAGGAAACTAGTATCGACTCTGACGAGTTCGGAAACTTCTACACTCTGAGTCGATACAGTGCAGATCCAAGTGCAGACCCTGTGGTTTGGAACCATGTGATCAGCAAGTTTGACACTCTTGGGGTATCTCAGTGGTCAAAAAGCAGTACCGGAACTACCCGAGACATAGCTTACGATTACGAAGGAAAGAGGCTTGGAGCAGCCGGGAGCAGCATTCAAGGAACTGGCGACAACTTTGCCACGATGAGTATCACGGACGGAACCGTCGTGAACAGTCAAGATGCGCATAGTTCTTCCTACAGTTGGAACTTTATTGGCGCTGACCAGAAGGGTGGTTTCATACTGGGGAGAAACAACTCAAGTGCCAACATTGCCAGAATGACTGACGATACAGACCCGCAGGCAGACTGGATTTCTACTCATGGCGGGAACCCGCAGAGGCGGATAGGTGTTGCCAGTGCTTTCGCCCTAGACCCAATGAACCGTCTGGCGACTAGGCAAACTATTCAGGTTGCTGTGGCAGGGGGGAATGTAAGAAAGTTCGACTCAGGGGAGTGGTATGACATAGCAGATGGTACTCAGCCAGAACTCCCCCCTCTGTCTAGAGATGTCCCGGTGATATATTCTGCCGCACTAAATGGCAAGTTGTATTTTGCGGATGGGTTCAGTGCCAAATACTACGACCCACAAGACCCAAAGCCTCACGGGACAATAAAAGGCTGGACGACTACAGATGGAACTCTTCCAGTAGATTCTAGGGGCAGACGTCCTAGGCTAATTGAGTCATGGCGCGGTCGCATCGTGATGTCTGGGCTTGCGGGAGATCCCCAAGACTGGTTCATGAGCAAGATCGGTGATGCTCATGACTGGGAGTATGCCCCGACCACGCTTGCGGAAGCGACTGCCACCAGCGGGTCGAATGCTCCTGCTGGCAGGATGCCAGATATTGTAACGTCGTTGATGCCTCTGACCGACGATGTATTGCTGTTTGGTGGTGACCGTGAGATTTGGGCGCTCAGCGGAGATCCCATGCAGGGTGGTCGCTGGGACATGATGAGCAACACTATCGGAATGGCTTGGGGTAGAGCGTGGTGCAAGGATGGCAGAGGTTCGTTCTACTTCATGGGAAGCAAAGGCGGGGTCTACTCAGGGAGCATGCAGCAGGGATTGTCCAAGATAAGTGCCGGAATGATTGACGAGCGACTTGAGGATATCAATCTCGACGAGAACGTCATTAGATTTGTGTGGAACGAGAGGAATCAGGGAGTCCACATTTTCATCACACCCAGAACGTCTATTCTCAACTCCGATTCATCCACAACAGAACACCTGTTTTTTGATAAGAGGACTGAGTCTTGGTGGCTAGACAAGTTTGCCAACAAGGACCACAACCCTAAAGTGGCCATCGTTGTTGACGGAGACAGTCCTACAGACAGGGCTGTCATTATGGGTTCTTGGGACGGGTATGTACGAAAGATTGACGAGACGGCTACTGCCGATGACGGAACCGCAATAAATAGCCACATATACTACGGGCCAATCGTGTCGGGACAGAACATGGGTGGCCTTAGGCTTGAGGAGATGAGGGCTACTCTGGCAAAGAACTCGTCGGCTGTCACATATGATGTCTACCGGGGGGATAGTGCAGAGGACGCATATCAAAACACTACGGCGACCATAAGCGGTAGTTGGTCTGCTGGATACAATAAGTCCGAGAGGCGTAAGGCTAGGGGTAGGGCGCTGTATGTGAAAGCGTCAAATACTTCCAACTCACAGTCTTGGGCTATGGAAGAGGTGCTATGTACGTTCAAACTGACTGGTAAGCAGGCATCGAGGTCAGGGTAATGGCAGAACAAGGTTACGAGCAGCCACGTCTTGGTATATCTAGTGGAGCAAGCAGTTCGGCTCGACGCGCTCAGGCGATGATGTCGGGTAAACACTCCGTTCTTCGGGAAATCGGACTTGGCACTAACGATCCGCAGCGTTCGGTCCATCTGATCAAGGAGACAACGGGTGCTTCTTATATGGTGGATAGAATCCAGTCCACTGCGTTTGCTGGTGCGTTTATATCTAGAAAAGCCCGTGGGACAACAACTGCACTGACTGCCGTGGCAGATGACGACGACTTGGGAACCCTGTGGGCGTATGGGTATGCAGGCGCTACCAATGGATATGTTGATTCTGGATGGATACAGTTCGAGGTAGACGGTTCTGTTTCCGATGCGGCCTCTGGTGTGCCGTGCCGCATGATTATCAAGTTATCTAACGGTTCATCTTTTTCTGAGAGATTGCGTATAGATAAAGACGGCAACGTGGGTGTTGGAGTAACGCCGTCCCAGAAGCTTCACGTTGCAGGAAACATGCAACTAAACGCACAGGGCGAACTTCGCCTTGGTGATGCAGACTCTTCCCATTATGTAGGTTTCAGGTCTCCGACCACTGTCGGTACTAGCAAGATGTGGACCCTTCCCGCTGCTGACGGGGACGATGGGCAGCAGCTAACCACGAACGGCAGTGGCGTTCTTAGTTGGGCCGATGCGGGGAGCGGGGAAGGCGGAAGCGGTGACATCACAGGAGTGACGTTCGAGACCGATAGTGGGTCTGGTAGCAAGGCTAGCGACGACGGAGGTTCCGCAGACTTTACCCTTCTGGGCGGGTCAGGTGTCGATGTCACCAACAGTAGCGCGACCATCACCGTGGCAGGAGAAGACGCGACCACGTCCAATAAAGGGGTTGCGTCTTTCCACAGCGACAACTTCTCTGTCAGCAGTGGTGCTGTGACGATCAAGGATCAGGGGGTTGCGTATGCCGAGATCCAGAACGTATCAGCGACTGACAGGATTCTTGGCAGGGACTCTTCCGGCGCGGGGGTGATCGAGGAAATCACTCCAGCCAACCTCCGCACTATGATCAACGTTGCAGATGGCGCTACAGCTACCACAGATACGAACACCACCTATGCCATTTCATGTGTGGATGGTGATAACTCTGACGAGGAGAAGATCCGTCTGACTGCGGGAGGTTCTGGTTCAGGGACTGACGATATCGTCTTGGAGGCGGGCACGGGACTCTCGATTGCCAGAAGCAGCGACAAGATTACGTTTACCAACACGGTCTCGGACACAAACACAACCTACTCCATCTCATGTGTCGACGGTGACAATTCCGACGAGGAGAAGATCCGTCTTACGGCGGGAGGTTCTGGGTCTGGTACTGACGACATT